AAAATGAAGTTCCGTAGAACTTGTGTCATATTCTTCTTGATGCCAATTAAAAGCATTCTGACATCGACACGATCTAAAGCAGTTTGTGTCCGTTGTAAAGTTCTCTGCCCCCAAATTGTGATCCCATCTTGCGGGAATTTCACAATCGGATTAACAGCATTTCCAGAACCATACAATAAATCTCGCTCACCCTGCGTTGGTGAATACTCAATATCGAGTGCTGTCAGCAAACGACCACGACGTAAACCAGCAGGAGCAAACCACGTTTCAGCCTCACGAGCAGTTCTGGAAAACACAGCAGAGACATGACCACTGGGTGGAATCCAAACTTCTTGTCTACTAAATTGATCGTATACCCGCAACCAGCTCCAGTACAAAGCACCATAGCTGCTATTAATAGCAGTTCGCAAATCAGACAATAACATACCATTATGCCAGTCAACAACTTGCTGTGGTCTTAGACCAAACGGAGCATCTACAATGTACAGAACATCACCACGACCTTCACAAACTTGCAAAGCCGTACCAATGACTGAACCAGTCGAAAATCCAGGAGTAAGAAGCAAATTGATATCAATCGCTTCCGGATTCTGGAAAGCATACAAACCAGTCGAAAGTGCTGGATTTCCAATAACTGCAGCATCCAATTCACTGGAATATGCCGGGTCAGAAGGAATACCATCAGCTTGACCAGTATAAACTTTATTGTTAAATTGGGAAGGCTGACGAACATCATACGTGTCCAAACTCGGATTATTATTCAGATATGCCGGACGCTCTTCCCAGTTTGCATAAGGATTACCATTAGTGCCGCCGAGAGTCGACCCAGCATTTATAACATTCCCAATATAACGATCATCAATCTTATCAAAAGAAATATCTTGGACTTGCTCTAAAGATTCTCCCTGAGAACCTTTAATTAATAAAGTATATCGACCAGCAGCGTCAAGAGGACCAGTAGTAAACGCACTAAGATTAAGCGTTAAACCATCGACCCACGTACCTGCAGAGGGAGCAACCAACCAACCGACAATATTAGCAAAATAAGCGGTATCAGCCACACATTCATTGCTAAGAGGATCTGCTTCACACGATAATGGTTGGGAAACAGTGGTTTCACCAGAAGCTGGCAGCAATACTCGATTATCATTAAACCCACGATAAGCACGGGTATAAGGATAAGGAATGTTCAATTCTTCGGCGAATCGCAATGTTTTGAGATTCGAAAAATCTGCAAGCATCAAAAGAGTATCAAACTGATGGGTCGAACCAACTACAATCACAACATGAGTTGAACCACCAGAGACTTGCAGCTCGAAGGAATCCCATAAAATATCACCAGCTACAACACCAGCAGTATCAATCGATGCCGCTACAGAAGCAGTTGTCTGATTAAGACCAACTGGAACATTAAATTCAACATCTAATGTTTCGGTCTGACCAATAACATTAATTCTAACACGATTGTTTTGCGAAGTAATATTGTAAGGACCAGGATCAAGACCCAATAAATATGATCGTGGGATATCCCAAGCATATGCTTGACTACCGCATTCAAGAGCAAAAGCAGCAGTACCAGTCAATTGAATTCTATCACCAGCGATAGTCGATCGGACTTGCGGAATAACCGTTTCGCCATCATCCAGTGTATGCTCTGTAAAAATGTAATCTTCACCAGAAATCAAAGCATTAGCTGCATCTGTAAATGTCGCAGCATCCGTATAAGTCGCGGCCAACATTGTATAAACAGTTGGAGACGTATCACCTTCAATCGCTATGGTAAAATTACGGTTATTTGGCACAACCGTAAAGCTGAATGTATCATTTTCATCAAGAACGCCAGAAGTCACTTCAACTTGTATAGATAATCCATCTTCAACTGAGATGAATGAAGATTGTCCAGTGTCTCCCGGATCATCTAAGATTCCTTCGGATACGATTATACCATCGCTATTTCTGACAATTTGATATCCAGCACCTGATACTGGCGCATTGTCTGAAATATTTGGTGCTGATGTGATGATCATAATGTATGAGTCATCAACCGAATCGGAATAGGTAACATTTAATGTAGCGGCTGTCGCTCCAAAAGTATTGGAAACTTCAACATCATTATAATCAATCGAACTTACCGACGCATCGTGGAATACTAATGGGCTGTCGGCTGTGACTTCGCGAAAATTGATACGACCGAAATCAATGCCTTTGAACAATGGGAGTCGTCCCCAACCTTGTCCTCTAACACCTGACGTGTCGATGCAAACATCATCCAATTCGGTTGGTTGACCTTCTGCGCATTCAACAGCAACTCGCATTACATAGCATTGGTTGCCTTCTTCAAGATACGCTAAAACTGCATATCCGAGGAAACTTTTGGTAAATGGATTCCCAAAAGTATCAATATATTGTGTTGATGTTGTAATCAGTGTCGCTACATTCAGCGGACCTTTATTGGCAGTACCAACAAATGCTGGACGTAGCGGACCAACAGATGTTGGTAGGACACTGAGATCGATTTCCCTTGGGAAAACGCCGGGACTAAGATATACTGCCATTGGTGTCCGCTCCATTCGTCAAAATTGACTTCTGTGGGTATTTTTGACGAAATAACTATTTAAGGAGTAACTGTTGTATGTTCTTCAGAATCGAAGACAATTCTAATCATCTTCCGTTTTTGTAGATTATCAACTTGTTCTTGAATTAAATGTGTCTTTGGTAATAAAGCATTTTTTCCAGGATCAATTCTTACCTGTTGCTCATTACGATAAAAATCACTCCCAGGTGGTCTAACCTGTAATTGAACCAATTGGTTGGAACAATTATAAATCCTAATCGTCTCAGTTTTCTTAGCTTTGCCAATATCCATCAATAGCTCCTATCAAATATCTTGAACAGGTTCATACGAAGTATTACTAGATTCAGAAACGTAAAGGATTTTCCCCGTCATTTCTTTAACTAAACTAATCTGGCCCAGAACAGTCTTAACGATCGTCTCCGGTAGTGGTAACCACGCTTCAGCAACCATGGTTACTTCATACCGTACTTTTGCATGTGTATCAAATCCAGCTTCCTTATCACTAGAATCAGTAGAACCACTATAACGAATTTGAATATTTCCCTGGATTTTACCATCGAACATTTTAAATTCAGCAAGAGGATTAAATCTAGTGAGGACTTGATATAATATATACTCAATATCTCTTTTATGCTCAGCCCAAATTGTAAAATTATAATCAACAAGCCAAGGCGTAGGACGATATACCTGAGCAGCCATATCACCACGAGTACTCAAATATCTATGATTCATAGGATGATAAGCTGGGCTAAACTTTTCCGGGTTAAACTCAATACCCTCCCGACTAATGGCAGCAACCGGCAAACGAACACGACCTTCAACAAGATCATCATTCCAAATCAGAACACTCTTATCACCACCAGCAATCTTAACTCTCATAAAACGATACGAATCTTTAGTAGGCACCCGTATACCAGTCCAATACTGCTTCATCGCCTGGTCCAAAGACCTAAAACCAGGAATCAAGAATTCCTCTAAATATGTCGGATATTCCTGAACACCACTAGATTGAATATGAGTACGGCCACCCTCAGCATGACTCAACTGAGCCATAGCAGGAGTAGAAGGTAATCCTAACGGCAATTCACTAGGCGGAACAGTACGCTGTTCCGGATTTACCGTAAAATCAGAGCTAAAATCGTAAAGCGGCACGTCATTCAACCATTAAAAAGACCAGAGTTTTTCAAACCATCAATAGTATGGCGAACTTTATCCTTAATATCTTTATATTCATTTTCATTTGTCACCATCTTCGTACCAGAAAGAGAAATCGACCCACCGGTATCACTAATGGTTTTACCAATTTTCTTAATAACAAGCTCTGGAACCGCCTCATGCAATTTATCTATAATGCTTTCTGTAATATCATTAAAAATCATATGACTAATATTATCAAAATGTTTCGGTAATACTTTAACCTGATCCTTAAGATCAGATGCTTTCTCTGTAAGCATCGCCAGACCTCACATGTTCTTCAATTGGCATATCTTCTCGCGGCCTAACAGTAATATCAGCAGTCAAAACTTCAACCTGACAGGTAAAATAAAGCCAGATATACCTAAAATTACCACTAGGAGTCGCATTCGTAACCCTATAAGTTACAGGATTAATAGCAGCAGCATTATACGGGATCCTGATTACATCCCCAGTCCGTAACATCCTGGCATCAAATTCAGAATAAAGCTGCCTATGGCTAAAAGTTATTTCTTCTCTATGGTTTTCAATATCCGCTCCCCATTTTTTCAATTCCAACTCCACAGGAGATGGTTTGAAAAAAGCCTTCATAGGAATTGGTTCCCAGTAAGTAACATCAGCATCTTCGTCAAAAACATCATCAGTATCATTATTATCAGTACGAAGATATAATTCTATCTCGGCACCTGAAACATTAATAACTTCATCGGCCAATTGTCTCGCTAGCTTAACATCAGCCGATCCTTCATCATGTAATGCTACCTGAGTATGCCTTTGGGCGACATCTGAACGCATACTTTCCCACACAGATGAGAACTTACCAGAACTCACTTGACCTGTCTCTACTGCAAACCGATGGATTGTCATACTTTATTTTTGTATTTGAAATATATGGAAAAAACACAAAGTAATCGTAATGATGTTTACGAATCAACTGTGGCCATCGACGGATGGGTCATAGAAAATATCAGCTTCTTCAGAAATAATTGGAATCAAAGAACCCAAGCAGGATCTTCCCTAATATCGGTGCATACCAGGCACGATGAACCAGATGTGATAGGCTACACCACAGAACCACATGTCACGTATGATGCCGATGATTGTCTTTTCTTTATTTATTATTATGATAATAGAATCAACATCGGGATGACCAATAAAAGCATAATAGAATTAGATAATATAGCAGAACTCGATTTAGCTTCACCATTCTTTTTTGATCATTTAGAAGGCATTATATGGAATATACGATTAATTGACTATATCCAAGCCGATCTCACAGCAATCCAAAAAAATTTAAATCATATTAGTCTCAAAATACTCGATAAACGAGATGATGCATTTAAAAGAATAGGACTCCTACGAAAACTCCATGAATTCACTGGTGAAGTTGGAGCGAAAACCAGAGAGTATACAGAAAGAATACTCAAAGACCCAAAAGAGGTTGCCTGGCCAATAGTGAATGGGCAGACAATAAAGCAACCCCATTCTCATTCATCAGATGAATGGGACGTAATCCCATTCTAAGTCCCAGATAATCCCCAAGGCGGTATCGGAGGAAGAACACCAACACCAGCAGGGAAAGAACCCTCATCCTTATAAGGACTATTCGGAGGAGCGATAACTTCATCAAAATCAGGCGAAGGACAATAACCCATACCCATCGTATCGCAAGAATCAAATGATTCCTCGACCGGCAACTCCTCATTAGCCAAGTCCTTCAAAATAGCATAATAATCAGGATATTTATCACACGGACAATCAACATCAACCGCAGGAAGCACAAACCATGACTGACGCATATTACCCCTATTAAAATTCATCCCATATTTAATATAAGAACCAGGAATTGCTTCAAGAGCCGCAGAAACATTCACCAAAGCATTGCCACAACCACCTTCAGCTAACCAACTAGATAAAGCTGTAGATGAAAGAGCTGAAGTAGGCTCACAACCCGGAACAATAATTTTATTAGTTGCTAAAACTTCTAATTGCAAAGCAATTGTAATTTCAAGCCTAGTAGTAGCATGACTCAAAATTGGTGTGATAGTATATGTAGCACTATACGCACTATCATCTAATAAAACAGTACCACTTATCACTAAATCAAAAGGCTCAGGAGCAGAAACCACTTCCCCACTTTTCAACTTCAAAAGCCCATCAATAAAACCCAATAATGTCGAATTCGATCTAATCTCGAATCGTGGATCATTTATCGAAAGACTAGTCAAACCACGAATACTAATCAAACCAATAGCTGACCCAGGAGCATTCTGATGTACCCTATCACTGTCTAAAACAATAGACGGTTGTGGATACTCTAAATTATTTTGAAGTAATGGAGAAAGCATTAGTTACAAATCTCATATCCAGTAAAGACACCCTTTACAATTGCAGTACCAGTAGCAGTTATTTTAACTTTATTACCAGCCAATGCAGAAACAAATGGTGGACTAAAAATATGGCTGATAAATTCAGATTCCGCAACATTAACCTTCACACTAGCAGCAAAAATCCAGTTCTCAGATGAATCAGTCTCATCGAAAATTGAAATCTCACCAGTTCCAGACATACTCAACTGATAACCGGTAATCACAAATGATTTAGAATGACTACCTTCAACAGACGGTGTATACAATACTTGGCCAGAAACTGGTGCGATGATATCAACACCAAATCGAAAAATCGGATGACCAATCTGATGTGGAGGATTACCATGTTCAATACCCTCCAAAGTACTCACATCATGAATTACACGACCATGCAATGAACCAGGAACCGATCCCGCCTGAGAAACTCGTGCTCTAAACTTACGAATATTGCTTATAGACCCAATAAAATTCTCATCAGAATGCGTATGATTCCTAAATCCATCTGCTCCGATTTGACGAAGAGTAATCGGCGTCCAACTAGTATCGTCAAATGATCCTTCAAAATTCACCGTACCCCCAATAGGCACAACTAAACGAAAACCAATACTAGCAAATCCGCATGGATTATCGAATAAAAATTCATTATTAAGATTCTGACCAATAACACCATCTATATCAACAAATCTTTGGTCAAGAACAGGAATACGATTGGTCTCAGAAGCCACCTGTAAACCACCAGCATCAAGCCCATATACTAATCGAACGTTCTGAGCTTTTACCTCACCATCAGTAGAAGTGGCCATTTTATCGCCACCTTCGCCACGATTAAGTTCAGAATAATCAGCTTGATTCAAAGTCATTTATTCACCTCTCATATCGGATGTCACCAACATGACTCCATCCGATGTTTTCCACGGTATTTCTTACATCTATTGGTGTAATTTTGCTAGGTTCTTTATCCCAAGTAACAAAACCACCCGCTTGCAAAATACGACCACATTCTTCAGAACAATGAATAGTTTCAGTTTCAAACAAGTAGTTAATACCCATACTATATTTAACGCCAAGCCAGCGTTCACCTTCAGCATGCATATCTTTCAATTGTTTCGGCGTAATTATCGGAGGTCGCCAAACTTCACAAAATAAATATTGGTCTCTTCGTCTCCGCCACCGCATTTTCTCCCCAGACCACTCATGCATTATCTCACGGTAATCCGCAACCGTTACCTTCTGTGATGCTGGAGGATAAGCTTCATAAACCATCAACTTATCATTATCATCCAAAACTGTTGCACAATGGTCACAATTAACACCGCTAAATAACCTAATAAGAAGCGAAGCTATGATATGTGGATAGTTCCAGATAAGAAGAATATCCCCAGCTAACAATTTTACATCAGAAGGCATTATCATCCCCAATATCTTATTCAGATGGTTCAACTTCCCAAAACGAATAATGTGCCCCAAATTATTTTTGGTGCGATACGACTAGATTACCACAACCAAACCCCCATTGGCTCAGCAAGATTTATAGCTTTTTCAATTATTTCGTCCCTATCCTTTTGTCCTTCTTGCACCATATCAGACCCATCATAAGTAATTGACCCACCATCTGGCGTAGGCATTCCTTGGATCTTACGGCGAGCGCTCCCAACAGTGATTCTCGCTTCAGCCAACATCATATCATAACATAGCTGTCGCGATTGTGGACTTCTAAAATGGTTCACAACCGGCACATAAAGCACAACTACTGGAAATGCACCCTTCGGTGTCGGGTAAAGCCTAATCAATTGATCTTTAGCACTAAGAGAATCGCCCTCAACTGTGCTAGTGCCCTCATTGATTACTTCCCAATGCCCTTCAGTGCCTAAGATTTTCTGACTAAATTTTCTATAAGCTTGCAAAAGATGATAATCAGTGAGTATATTTTGGATACCACTAATATTACCAATGTTGAATAAAAATGATTCCGCTCCAAAGACATCATCAATTCTAGTTGTTACTGGATCCCAATTTACTTGCTGTATCCAGTACGCATCCTCAGGTAATGGATACGTTGATTGAAGAGGACTTGTCCAAAAAAGTGCTAATTTTTGTTCTCTTGGAAAGTATCCGGCGATAAAGTCACCGGCTACTCTAAATATAGTTTCCCACTGGTCCTCAGTAATTTCTACTTCGATTACAGGAAAACCTAATTTGGTCAACACATATTTCTTCATCGGTTCACTACGAACCTTAAGAACACTCGGCAGATCAGCAGGGGCTAATATAGCCATATTATAATCCCAACAAATGCTAGTAACAACTACAATATTTTCGATTAGAAATCATTAGGTGAACCATGACAATCCACATCTTATTGTACAAAACTAAAGGATTAATTGGCAGCTTAATACGATGGCAAACTCGCTCACGATATAGTCATGCGGCATTATTATTTGATAAAACCATGGTCATAGAATCACACTTCAAAACAGGAGTAATTTCAAGAAACGTCGAAGAATGTGATCTAAATGCTCATGCATGCACCTTCGAAGTATCAGAAGAAAATGCACTAAAAATCAAAGAATGGTCGATTAGAACAATAGGTTATAAATATGATTGGCAAGCTATTTTACGGTTTTTATCACGACGACGGATGACAAATGATTTCAAATGGTTCTGTTCCGAACATGTATTCGAAGCATTGCTACAAGGCAATGTTCGATTATTGATTAACACAGAAAGCTGGGAAGTAAGTCCGGGATTATTATCTAGGTCACCACTACTACAACGACATGGACCGTTAAAAAATGTTAAGGAAAATGATACCCTCTATCACCATAAATAACCCCAGAATAATCTAAGCGAAATATCTCATACTCAATCCCAACCGGAAGACCGGCTGCAATACCCGTTTCTAATGCTAATTTGCAAGCCGCAGCATCAGTATCAGTAGTGCTAGCAGGATTTTGTAACCACGGAGTGGCCCCAGGACCTTCCCAGATTTCCCCCGAGGAAATAACCATTTTTTCTGGATGTGGTTGAGTATTTGCAGCAGATGAATTAAAAAATCCTGTGATCATAGTCTGGGCCGGTGTTTCACCCAATTGAGGTTTTACAGCCATCCCAGGTGTCATACCACCCATCCCGCCGCCCCCAGAACCACCATTAGATGTTTGTTGGCCGCCCCCAGGTGATGCAATATTTAATAATGCTTCATCCTCAAGGCCCTCATACATAAGAACACCGATTTTTTGCATGTCCCGCCATGTTTCGAATCTTTTCGTTTTTAGCTCACCTGAGCCTCTAGCCGGTACGATTTTAACATGAGCTGTAAATGGAACCCATCTGGTCATAATTATTCTCCTTTATGATATCTTTGACCCTATATTTGGTTATCAAAGACAGAGTAGCGGAGGACATGAAGAATTATTGTTACTAAACCAATCCCAACCGCATCCTCTACATTATAATAAAGAACATCTCCACGATTCAAATCCAAAGTCCATCCGTCAAGTGGAACCTCGACTGTCTTCACATCATTGATGATAGCAGCTTTAGTTGTTCCAGAAATTGATGTCTTAACAGGATAATCCTCAGCCGCACCCTTCAAAACATCAAACCTAATCGATCCAGTAGTATTAGCAAAAATATCAATCCTATCAATTATAGCATCATAACCAACTTGAATACCAACCCCCTGATCACCAATTGACACCGTAGTATCAGATCCTATCGTAAACTGCAGAGTATCTCGTCTTAGATTGACAATACTATTAGTTAACCAACTAAAGTATTTCTCAAGATTCGAACCCACAGTTACTTTTGTAAGCTTATTTAAAAGCTCTTCATCAATATCTAAATCTACTGTATCAGTCTCTTGATTATACTTTGTCAAAAACTCAAGATTACTATCATCAGTGAAAGCAACACGACAAATAGCCGCATGGATAATAAGATCCCGAACATCTGACCAATCACCACTATCTTGCGTAGAAATAGCCTGTGGCGCAATCGGATTAGATAAACCACGAGCAGATGGGACAGGGAAATTATATTTAGTCATTAAATATCCTCTGTGATCATCGACCCCATCAACCTGATCTGCTGCGATTCCTCCAAAAATGCTTCATCCCCACCATACAATCGAATCGGAGTACCATATAGAGCTATATCCTTAGTATATGATTGATTATCGTCAGCAACTAATTGTGGTTCCCCAATATTCTCAGTAACGAACTGTTGGATCACTTCCATAGTCCTACTACTAATCTCTTCATCAAGTTTCGATTTTGAACCAACAAAAATATAATCCTTATTGATACTCTCTGTTCTAGGCTTTCCTGATTTTAGACAACAAAGTATACGTCGTCCGCCAACAGTTTCCTTAATAGCCATCCCAAGACGGTTAAAATCTTTATTCATTTGATGTAAAGATCGCCAATTATGACACATCTTCACACGTTTAACAACATCACCAACCCAACCAGGAAGATTATTTTCTTCTTGCATTTGTTTAGATTGATTGCCCTCGCCGGGCAGATGGATGTGTATGTCATATTTCATGATGTACCTACCGCATAATTGGCTCTCGAAACAAATCCTGCACCAGCAAAAGAAACAGAATAACCGACCGGCGACACTCCGCTAATATACCAACCAAATGTACTCACCGACAGGAGATTATGATCTCCAAACCAACCAAAAGTTGATATTGCAGTAAGCATTATAATTGCGTTCTCTGGTTCCCAGACTTAACTAATACAAATCGCGGTGTAGAATTATCTTGTTCGTAGAAAGTAAATGTCCCAGACGGATTCTCAACTATTCTACCTTTAGCCATAGCTATCAAATCCGCTAAAATATCTTCAAATTTCACCCCATCGTATGTTTGTGCATTAATTTCTGCTACAACATTTGATGGAATAGCATCAATTTTAGCATCAATTGATCCAACAATAGCAGCACCCGCCGACGGAGCAAGTTTCATAGAATCTCTGATCTCTTGCGTTGACAGAAAATCATTAGATTCCACCAATTCATCAATAATATTAGCGCCACCGGTATAAGTATCTCGATTAGTCCATTTCCCAATACCGCGAAGCACAATAGTACCATTCGTCACAGTATTATCAATAATCACCTGACCACTCGCCATATCAATGCTTACTGATTCAGGCCCAGTTTTATTTATTAATTTAATACCACCATTATAATTCCGCACAGCTAAAGATTGACCAGAACCGTTCATATCAACTGTTGGCGTCATCACACCTGGAACCCCAGACCAACAATCTAAAATATGAGTAATTTTCCCATTACCTAAAGTGATTGTTCTATGCAAAATACATTGTTCAATAATCCCATCTACACCATCAAAATCATCAATATGACATCCAAATAGATTACAACTACTGTCTATAGTTCCCTCAACAGTAGCATTTTTAACTATAGCTTGATCAATATTTGTTAAATGTGTAAACGTAATAGTTGATAATGTTGGGCTCTGCCCTATAATTATTATCGCTGAATGATGATCCGATGGAACGAAATCATAGGTCAAATCACCATTAACAAAAATAGTCGAAAATCCACGCTCAAGTGCGATTATATGAGCATAATACAAACTATTAACAGGTTGTCTAGGAGTCCCAGAAGGGTATATGTCACTAGCAACACCGTTTATAACATCAACAGTCACCCCACCACCAAAACTTGAATATTGAATATCTTCAGACTGTTGGAAAGTAGCTGATGATGATGATGTACGAACAGCATATGTCCCAAAAGATGGAAATAATGCATTAATGCTACTACCATCAGCATCAATGGCTACTACATTGCCGCCAGATATAGAACATTCAACAACATAATAAACATTATACGCTTCACCAACGTCAAAATCATCTTCAATGCCGCCCGTTGGAGATAGTATGCGCAATTCTGTCGGACTAATTATCTCTAATACTTCCCCAACTCCTTGATCTGTTGTATTTGCTACAAAATCGCCGGGTTTTACTCCAGAACTTACAAAATCAGCCGCAGAATCTATTACTTGAATTATACTTCCGGGTGTGCTTGCGGTAGTAATCGTACCTTGGTTGAGAATTACGGTACGACGCTCGAACATGATTTGAGCGTTTAGAAGGGTTGCTGTAAGACCTACGCTAACCCCACCACCCAGGTTTTCTTTACCTGCGGTAGTGATAAGACTGGGATACTGCATAGCTCCAGGCTCATCTTCGATATTTTTCAGAGTATCATGGAGATCTTGTATAGTGATCTCCGCACTCGGAGAAGCAATTGCTATGAGGCGTGGGCTAAGATTCCATAAAACGGAAATGTCTGATCTTGTTGCCATCTACACATTTCCTTTAGCCTCCGGCCTCTCTCGACTTATCTCTAGCACGGACTCTGACAAGAAGCGCTTCTAATTCGTCAGCCTTGTCTCGTTGAACTTGAGCTGCTTCCTGAAAACTTTTAGCATCAATTTCTAAGGACTCGGCTTTCTTTTTATGGTCCATTATTTGCAGGGCCAAAGATCCCGCATCATATGTTTCCATAGGGTCCATTCTAGAAATTTTTAATTTTCTAGCCATTTCTCTCCTCTTAAGATGCGATTGGATCATCAGTTCTAATTGCCGTTACAGTAAGATTAGAATTTTCGATTTTCTGACCTTTCTGTTCAAACGGCAAAATTCTATCAGCGCTAATATCAGGAGACGAAAAACGTGCTCTAACGATAATCTCAGTATCAGCAGCGTATTTAATGCTCTTCGAAATAGTTGAAGCAGCTGCGACATCATCAATGTACGGGAAGTAACAAGTATCAGCAGCATCCAGAAGGATCGGAAGAAGATTGAAGTCATAATTCTTCGACGCCCACGTTGTCCCATTATTACTTACTTCAAGCGTATCATCATCAATCCTTCGGATGATTACAGAATATTCAGTATCATCAGTATTACGAATCAACATACCAATCTTAGGATAACCATCATCCCCAAAATTAGCAATAGGTGCAATACCAACATCTACAATCGTAGTTGTCGAACCACCAGCATCCGCCGTAGCACCAGGCTGAGTAACAGTCCTCAAAGTCACATTCGTAGTAGCATAAGAGGAATATTCCATCCTCCACTCAGTCCCATCGGTAGCTGAAGTATCTACAACTCGAATCCAGCCAACAGATGGAACATCCTGTTCAACATTCGCATCAAGAACAACCAAAGCTGCACCAACCGCACCAGATGCTACCCCTACTGTCGTCTTGACAATATCATCACCACCAGAAGTTGCCACTTCAAAAATCGTAGCACGGTCACCAGATTCCAAACCAGCAAAAGTAATAGAAATCGTCGTCGGAGGCTGAAAAGCACCACCGGTGACATCACTCGTCTGCCAGTTGTTATTATCAGCTGCCGGAACATTAGTTAAAACAACACCACGAGCAACGAAAAATCGACCACCAGCAAAAGAACCAAACGGAGCAGCGTTCACATCAACAAGATTACTTTGATTCGTACTTGCCGAAACAGACCCAGTTCCTTCATCTGTTATCGTATCAGCACTGGTAAATGATCCCTTAACATTAGTAACAATCAAATACCCAACAGCACCACTCCAATAATATGCTACAAGTTCAGCCTCTGCTGACGAACTACTACCAATAACCGTTTGGCCCTCAGTTAAAGCAACACCTTCAGCATTCGTCTCAATGTAGGCATCACCCGCACCACGATAAAACTGACCTTGTTCAGTCGTAGAACCAGGACCAGGAAGAATCCCAGCAGTAGCCCCACGACGAGTCAAGTACATCACATGCTGATAAACATTCGCCAATGGTTGATTATTACAATCGATAGTGATTGCATAATGCTCATCATTACCGTCTTCATCAATATCTACCGCATTTTCACCATATGTAACTGTCACACCACCAGCCACAGCACCATTAATATCAGTTGCCGCACCAGTAATCCGCGTGGCGGTTTGTGTTGAATCCTCACCAGTGATTAAATCAGTATCACCAAAATCAGCCTGATCAATACCAACCAGCACATAGTCAATCGTCGTTGAACTAAATAAATTCGTAATTCTAGCTTTACCAGTTGTCGCACCGGTGATGATTTCACCAACTGTATAACCATTTCCATGATCAGTAGTCGTCATTCGATAAAAACCTTCCTGGTTAATATCAAAGCCCGTTGATGCAAACGGCACAACGAAGTTACCCACAGCACCCAAGAACTCGAAGTGAGAATAAACAGTATCACCCTGACGAGCAAATACCGCAAGACGACCAGAACTACCAGCATTCAGGTCATCGATCCACACCCCACCTTCTTTAGTAGCAATCAACACGTCAAAATGCCCAGATGAAACACCAAGAGTAGACGCAGTAAAATCAGTGTCAGAATCCCACCAAGAAACAATCTGAGTCAATTTAGGAATCGTTGTGCCACCTAAATAATCATCTTCTTGACCAACATAAATCTCAGTATCTGCCTGAACAGTACCAACCGAGTAAACATTAGACCAAACAGCTTCACCACTATTAACAGAACCTGCACCATCAGGATCAAAGTCAGTAGTTGTTGAAGTAATATTATTAGAAGTATCAAATTGAGTCGTTGAAGTATTTCGAATCCAAACTACACCGCCACCACCGCCAGCAGTTCTAGTCGCATCCACTTTCAAGATTACACCAGTAGCACCAGACGTAGCCTGAGTGCATACTTCACCAATCTCAGTATCCGTAGGAGCAGTAGTCGAACCACTAGCCCAATAGATTAATGTAATACCATTAGTTGAAGCATGTGACCAATCAGACGACTGAAGAGACCCAGAATACAAAGCTTTCAAACTTTTGTAATCAATAAACCACGGATATAATATGGTATACTGGGTTGGAGTCTGAGCCGACATAGGAATAGGATCATCCATCTGTTCCGGCTCATCAAACACATCCTGAAGATATGAATATAATTCATTAACTGTATAACGCGATGGAGCAATACCAGCACCTGTGAATGTACCAGTATAAGAGATTCTTTTATTGACATAATCAATCGCAATGTCGTCAGCAATAGCCATTTATTTAACTCCTGAAAAATTTTTATGCTAAGTTATTTTTGAATGATTTGGGTCTAATTCTTCAAAAATGCAGCCCCACCAGCTACCCAAGTTTTAGAATTAGCACCATAATCAGCACCAAGAGAATGTGATCCAGTAGTAGTCCGATCAGTCACCAAAATCGCCATCATCTTTAATTCATCCACAACCAAATTCGAACGGCGAATACTAGCCACACCAGTAGCAGAAGGCGAATCGATATCATCCACCATTAAGAAAACAACACTCCACGCAGCAGCGGAATTATTTAAAGTGACTGATGGATTAGTTGTTACTTGGTCTCCAGTGTTGCTGGAAGCACTATTAGCACCCCCAGAAGCTACATCATCAATAACAGCAAAAGCTATACCTTTAATAGCGATATTAGAACTATAAGTAACAGAGATAGTTTTCCTGCCGGAATCACTATCTGAAATATCATACCTATAAAAGAAAACTTCGTGCCAATTCCCTGCACCTTCTTGCTCCGAAATTGAGGCCAGTGCCTCTAGATTCATTGCATTCCCATCATACGTTATAGTAATAGCTGTCAAACCAGAGGCACTGTCCCAATAAAAACCACCTATAACCAATTTCCGATTTGTCCCAGCCGGAAGATCTATGTCCGAAGTAATTACCGCATTTCCGGATTCATCTTCAGAAGTAACCCCATGCCGCAAAATCCCGGTAGATGGGACTAAACCAGCCGACGAATCTAATGTCATAGCAACAGTAATAATTAGGCCAGTGCTACCAATAGTTGCCGGTTGTTTAGCTGGCAAATATCGCAATTCACCCGGTGAATTCTTCCTCACTATAATATTAACATCTTCATCACCAGTATAATTATAACTAGAATAGGTAAACACACCCAGATTATTAGCAATTCCATCAGTTATCAAGGTCTGTGTGCTAGAATTCTCAATCCGAACTTTAGCATAAGGAATCGCTATAGCATTAGAGTCTTTAACGTTAACCGTTAAAGTTTTGGTATTAATAATAGTGGTGGTAGCACTAGTCCCATTATAATAAGTCGGGGAATCACCACCATTAATCTGAAGAGTGACCGCACCACCAGAATTATTATAAACCGCAGCATCGGTGGTACCTGTAGAACCGTAGTCGCTATAGGAAAAACCACTTAATGTATACGTCCCAGTAGCACCAGATGGGATATAAATCGCGTGACCTGTACCACCAGAAATGAAAGAAAGATTGGAAAGGTTGGAAGTACCTTGAGCATCAGCATCGAGGAGAAGACCACCAGTCGTAGATGCAGACGTACTTGAAATAAGATTATTACTAAAATCAACATCACCCGGATCAATCTGACCACAATTCACGAAACTACACTGATCTACTTCATGACCCGATGCATCAGCTAAATTTGAAAACGTAATAGAATTCACTAAATCCTGAAAGAGGACACTAGTCAAGGTTAGAGTATTGACATTACCCCCAGCAAAATTGCAGGTTACATAGGGTCCCGCAGATTTAACTGTGCTATTCTCAAGCACAAAATTATTCGTATAAGCAGAAGCCCCCTCTACATCAATTCTATATTTATCATTTCCTATTTCACGGGCTTCAAAAACTACAACCGCTCCATTGTCCTCAAAATAAACGTCTGCAGTCTCCGCCGAATCTCCAAATTGAAGAGGTCCTTGGACTCCATATAGGCCAGAAGACAACTCTCGAATGATCCCATAAGCTTTCCCAGTGGTTGCAGCATCAGCATCATCTGCTGCGATTTCCGAGAATTTACCTTCAGTACCTGAACCTCCTGCGGTTATCGTGAGACCCCCGTTGCCAACCCTAACCGCATCGGTGAAGCAATTCGCCACACCACCAACAGCCTTAGCAGTACCAACATCCCACTCACTACCAAAATCAGTAAGAGTAGTCATGACTAAGGTGTCAGTACCCACCCAAATTTTCTTATTAGTAAACGCCGCGAGTTTACTTGTATCAATCAAAAGGCATTGATAATAAGGCTGTCCCACGTTATGTCGAAATCCAGCTTCATCACCACCAGCAAGATGATAACCAATCAAATCAGCACCATCACCAATAACTATTCCTATCCCGCCACTGGCTTTAGGTAATGGTGAACCTTTAGATAATACCCAAACATATACTAAAATACCAGTACCTGAACCATCGATATTGCTTCCATGAGTATGATATAACCAACCTGATGTTTTACTAATGACTTGGCCTAAATGCGTGTCAAATTCGACAGGACTAGGTTCAGATGTAAATGGCGATGGGGAAACTGAACCGGTCCACCCAGTCGTTAGATCAGCTTCGTCGATTAATGTCCGATTATCAGTTACTGTAACAGCCATTTGCTTACCTAGCTCAGCAGTTGTCTTTGTTTCATCATCCGATCATAAAGAATCAAACCAAGAGCTTGATGCCCCCACATACCACCTTCTTGGTTCGGAGTCTCTATGACGACAGAAACACGACCTTCTTTTTTATGAGTAATTGAGGGATCGCTCTGAGAAGTCAAGCCCGTCACATATAGCACATTCTCTGGATGTTCAAAGTCTGCTAAAGGTGTCGCACCTTTATCGGATACAAACACAACAGTTAATTCCGAATTTTCTTCAAAGACCGTATCCAGATCGGGACGTTCTGTAACTCTATTATTGTCAATTCCTGATATGGGGACCATGATGATTTCATCTGTCCCAAAATCTTCAAGCAAGTATTGATAGAGATCGACCTCTTTGATAGGGGTCATCCAGAATCTTTCCCAATAACTTACAGTTTTCACAGTCATATTCATTCTCCTATGATAAGTTTGATGTTGAGAATATTTATATGATTGGGACTAGATCTGATTCATGCCATACTATGGGATGTCGCCATTCCTTGGGATGAACAGCTCTCGATGGGTGGTGGAATCCACCAGCTTCTATATGCAGATCACTCTCATAAACAAATAATACTGATATTGAATCTTGATTCCCATCCGTAGCCCGACGCCATCCGAATATATGAATTATTTCAACAATATCCTGTCCGGGTCGCATAGCAGTTCTTTTACGGTAAAAGAACATCTGTCCAGGCACAAGATCTTGTGAGCATAATATTTTACTGGTTGAATCAACCATAGAAAATCGTCTTAAATTCTCTCTTGATAATTTATCAACAGTTTGTTCTTCACCACTATCAAATTGGGTGATTATTGAACCATCTGCGTATTGAGCAACCCAACATAATTTATTAGTATGAAAATAATTAGATGCTGCTGGGTTTGCGTCTGGTGTTAATGTGACAGGATTTGCTCCATCTATCCCATCTATATTCGCTATGATAGGATGATACCCATCTTTAGATGACATCACAGGAGACTTAATTTCTGTGATGTGCACATCACCATCGTCGTCAACAACAACATTTGGTGGTATTGCGGATGGGTCTACAGGAGCAGACCATTTACGAATCGAGATTTTTGACATTGATTCCTCCGAGATTATATACTCTCGAAGGATTATACTTCAACTTCAAATTCTTCTACTTCTACGCCATCTCGTTCTAAGATATCTTTCTTCAACCTAGTGGCGTCTTCTTTTAACTTTTCAGCCATATTATCGGTAGCGAGATCTGATACAGATACCCAAAGACATTTCCCGTTTTCGCCACGTCCATCACAAGTATGGCCGCCAATGTCTTCAGCAAATTCTAGCCCAACTTGCTTGCTGGTTCCAGTGGATAAAACAATTATCTTACCTTTAAGTGGTGGATTTCCGCCACGGATCACACGTGGATGGATACACCAATATTCATCGCCTTTTTTGATTTTTAATGATGTCATAGCACTTCCTTATGTTTCGTCGTATAACCAAGTAAAGGTCTCTTGGGCAGTGTTTCCAGCATTAGCGGTGGTTCCGATAGTTAACTGATAAACGACGAAATGCCCGAGGTCTCCAGTAGTTGTTATAGAACCAGTAACAGCCATGGGGGAACCAGATGTGCGTGAGAAAGCATCGGCGAGCAATGTGGTATTAATTTGGGTGAAATTAGTAACATTTAGAGTATCGCCGGTAGAACCTGGAGTCCCAGCTGCTTGTGTGTAAGCAGAAGCAGTTGTTGCTTTAGCCGCAACACCAGTACCAAAATTATTTGCACCATCGGTATGCCAACGAACATTGTCAATAGTCCCAGATGGAGCTAGATCAACAGACAATCTAGTACATACCCAATACGAATAATTATTACCAGCCCCAGGAATTTTAATAGGATTGGAACTAGTACCAACGGTAGCTTCATGAACATCCTGTGCGTTAGCCACAGTGTTGATAGAAGTAATATCAGTCTTTGTTTCAGAACCAGAAGATCCGGTCCAACGTCTAATCGTAACTGTTGCGGCCATTTATATGCTCCATTAAGTATTCTAATGTAGCTTTGACAAAAACTAATTATAAAACATAAAACATGTCTGGTTAGAATAACTAATACTATCGCTAATATATATAAAAACAGCCTGGATATTATACCCAGGCTGTTTTTAACTAACAGCAATTTTAATTGTTAACTGCTGACAAATCTCGAGCATCCTGATGAAGATCTCCACTGAGACCGACAACAGTATTATTCAAGAACATGTCATGCCCAATTTGGAATGCAAAGTCAACATCAGGAACATTGCCCTGAGCATTCGCAAAACTAATCTGATCAGCAAGACCGATAACAATCGGGAAGCCTCGATCAGAATCAAATCGTGCTTGTCCCATGTATGGGCTGAAATCGGCAACACTCGTGTCACGCGATTTCACCTCAACTAGGATTTCCTCCGCAGGAATGCTCATGATAAGCGGGCGAAGTCGCTTAATCAAAGCCGCCACAGATTCATGGCGATGCATTTGACGAAAACTTCGAATCCTACGAAAGACTGTGATGTCTGTATTGGCAGGTTGTGCAGCCATGTTTCAAACTCCCGCAAAAGTAAAATAAAACGTGTCGCTTTTCAAATTTCTATAACTATATTTGACTCAATATAAAGGAGTGAATTGTGCTAATTGCTAATTAGAATTACAACATCTTAAGGGTATGTTGGAGTTTTTGTTCAAACCATTGATGCATAGATGCGGCTTCTGGCTCTGGTTTCCATCGTTCTTCTAATTCTTCATCTTCTTCATATCTTTTTTCGAGTTCATCTATATATTCTTCATCTCCCTCTCTAAATTCTAGATCAAACTCATCCATCATATCTATAGCCGCACCGTCTAAAGATTCATTACCGTACGTCCCATAATTTTCCCACCACGTCTTTATAGGTGTAACCTGATTAGGATCTACAGGACTTGTATAATTGGCAATATATGATGGTAATTCGCCCTTGAAAATATGAGCATAATTATTATCTGAACCAAACAGTTCAAGATAATCACCATCATCTATGACCTCCATCATAGACCCGCCTATTTTTACCGGTGTGCCATCGACAGCAGCTTTTTGGAGTTTTATAAATAAATTGGGGTGCATTTGACCAGTAAAATAAGCATCCTCCTCTGACCCAAATCCTTCCAATCTGCCGAGAGATTTAGTTAATCCAGCAGCTTTGCTGACCTTTTTAAATTGTGATATTAATTCTGGGACACCACCCGTGCCATAATGCGTACCAGTCGCAACAGTATATTGGATAGGCATAGAACCAGACGCTATTTTTTGAGCAACTTCTGATGTTACACCACTAGCAGTGAGGAATTTAACTAATGGAGATACTGATGCGGCAACACTTGCCGATTGTTTTAAAAAGTCTCGCCGTGAAATATCATTTTCAACAATTGATTGCAATTTCATATTTATTCTCCACCATATTTTTGAGGTAAAGAATAATGGTCCTGGCAGGAATCGAACCTGCAATGCTGTTAATTCTCCGTGACTTACAGAATACTACCGCACGGATGGGATTATCTCGGCGGCTCTTAAACAGCGGAGAGCAACTCCCGCGTATACCACTTCGCCACAGGACCATACGCAATAACCCCTGCCCAATAATGGACAAGGGTTATTATAAATGATTACAGCAATATGTTTAATTGCAGCAACCACGAACCAAACCGCGACGAACCAAACCACGACGAGCCAAACCGCGAACCCTAACTCTAGGGAACAAAACGGGTCGTTCTCTGACAATGAGTGTTTCACGAGCACAACAAGCACCCAAAGGACGAATCCTAAGTACTCTAGTTCTTGTCAAAATGGCACAATCACCCTTTTGGACACAATCGCCCTTTTGGACACAATCGCCCTTCTGGACACAATCGGCCTTCTGGACAGCACACCCGCTCTTTTGAACAGGACAACACTCACCAGCGACACTCAGACACGGCAGAAGCAATAACATTGTAACTGCCAACGCAAAAACCAATCCCTTCATAACTCTCTTCTCCTAATCAAACAAATTGAACTTGACAAAGCATCCGTTTATTTACTTTTGACTAACTATTTGATAGCCGACCTATTTCAAAAATACATCATAAAATCAGATCCAATACAGTATAGAGGAATTATTCATGAAAAAAGTTATTGTAACCGGTGGGTGTGGCTTCATCGGGACCCATCTAGTCCGTGAACTCGCACGACTCGGCCATCAGGTCATCGTGATCGACGACCAATCCTCCGGACGTACAACAATTGAAGAAGTCGGCTATCATATTTGTAGTATTTGTGACAACATAGAATGGATATTCAAAGATGTCGATTGCGTTTTTCATTTGGCTGCAGCAGCACGAATCCAAGAATCAATCGAAAACCCAAAACATGCAACTAAAATCAACGTGCTGGGTACCGTCAATGTGCTTGAAGCATGTAGACTCCACAATGTACCACGATTCATCAACTCAGCCTCGTCCTCAGTCTACGGATCAACGGATCAATTCCCGACTCACGAAAACGTCAAAACAAATTGTCTCAGCCCATATGCTGCCTCAAAGTTAGCAGCAGAAGAAATGATTCATTGCTATGCCAAAGTATATGGTATCGAAGCATTTAATCTCCGATATTTCAATGTTTTTGGAGAAAATAGCACAGTCAATGGCCCGAATTCATTAGTAGTCGGTCTTTTCTTAGACCAATTCAAAAATGGCGAAGCACTGACAGTAATCGGAGACGGTAATAGCCGCCGTGATTACATTTATGTCGGCGATGTGGTGGATGCTAACATAAGGGCGATGGATGCAAAACCAGTAGTATTAAGTGATGTTATAAATATCGGCTCCGAACAACACGTCTCCGCCTTAGAGATCGCACAATCTATCTCCACCAATCTCGTTTTTATTCCCCCCAGAATCAATGAAGCAAAACAGACACTTGCCGACGCAACACGAGCAAAACAAATCCTCGGATGGGAAACAAAGACACTGGTCCTAGATTGGATCCAATCATACCTTCGCACGCACTAGGGTATTTCAAAAATACTATATCATGAAATTATATCAAATCCATGAAAGTCCATATGATGATCTAGATGATACCGATCAATTCGGTGTCCCGATAGAACTCGCTGCACTAACAAAATTCAAAAACTGGCTAAATAGTAATTATTTACAAAAATCTTGGGAAGCAGGAATAAAATTTTCATCAAACGATTTTGATGGTATTATACCTGCAGTGTCAACACAATTAGAAAGAATCTTAATAGAAATATTCGGTTATGAAATATGCGATGAAGCATATTGGTCCATTAATACAGACGGATTAAACCACGAAGATCTAAATGCGATTAATGCTGCAATAAATCAACACCAAGAACTAAAAGATTGGTGGGAAGATCTAGCAATAAAACCAGAAAGACTACAACCATCATATGGAAAACTAAACGAATCTAGTCCTTACGATGAATTAGATGATCAAGACCATTTCAAAAACACCAACGAATATTCAATAGCTGGTCGATTCACAATAGAACCACATAATTTCACAGTTTTCACAAAATTATTACCACAGCAGCTCCAACAACGAATAAAACAACCACCAGCCACCTTAGCATGGCTAAGCGCAGCGATGATGCTTTACTGGGACCAAATGTTGGATAATGGACAACTAAAAGAATCTAGTCCCTATGAAAAATTAGATGATGCTGATCACTTTGAAGAAACTGTTCCACACAGCTATGAAATAATTGGTCAATTTATGATGCCTGACGGGGACAACCCACCCCATGAATTTATGATCTGGGAATGGTATGAAAATGATACACCACACGAAGAAGTATCGATAGACCATTGGGACATAGGCCACCAAAATATTAATAA